TTAGCTCTGGCCGATCGCCCAACCAACATTGGCAACACGTCAATCGAGTTCAAGGGCAAGTTCGCTGGTCGCTACGATCTGTTCGTTGACCCAATGTTCCCAACTGACGAAATCATGATGGGTTACAAGGGTTCTGGTCCAATGGATTCAGGGTTCATCTACTGCCCCTATATCCCACTCCAGCAACTCCCAACGATCACTGATCCTGAGAGCTTCCAGCCAAGAAAGGGTATCCTTACCCGTTACGGTAAGGTCGCAATTCAGCCTGCTTCACGATTCTTCAGAATCATCCGTGTTGTCGGTGCTGATGCTAACTTCCTGGTTGCACCAACTGCTCGCAACAGATCAATCATCGGTAAGAGTGGTCTCTTCGGAAATCCCTTCTGATAGGTGATTAGTCGAGTATGAAATTGGTCGGAGGTGAAAAACCTCCGACCTTTTTTTATTTATAAATACTACATACTATAGTATGGCTAAGTATATCAATAATTCAAAGTTTAGAATTGTAGTTAATAACGGACCTGAAATTATTAATTTTAATCCAGGCGATACTTTAGAAGTAAAAGACTATATCCCAACTCTACAACAATTCTTAGTTAATGACCATAAACTGGAAACTAAGCTTAAAGTTGAGGATGGGAAGCTTAAGTTAGAGGAAGAAGAAGAATTACCTGAAGATTTAATAGTATTGATAAGTGACTCAATTGTTGAAGATCTTAGACAAGAACAAAAGAAGCCACAGACAAAAAAGCCCTCTAAAAGACGAGGTAAATAATCATGGTAGTAAAACCTAATATTGTTTGGGGAAACACTTACGGTAAATATCAAGGATCTAGACTTACCGATACTGTCCCATATGACGACATAGGAGATAGTTTATATAATAATAAACTAGCATACGAGACTGATGCTACTGAACTTAGTCCGTTTAAAAGAGAAATCTATGATTTCATAATGGCTAGATTAGGCCATCCTGTTGTCAGAGTTGAGCTTACTCCATTTCAAATCGAAACAGCGATTGATGAATCTATTCAAAGAATGAGCTATCACGCTCCTGTATGGACTAAGCAATATGCAGTATTCCAAACTCAAATAGGAGAGAATGTTTATGAACTTCCTCAATATATCGCTGATAACTTAACTTACGTTATCTACAAGAAAACTTTATTATCAATTCAGGCACAAGCAGGAACGCTTGAGTTTGATTACTTCATCAAATATTTCCAGGATGCTCACCTATTCTCTGATTTCTCTGTAGGTGAATTTTATATTCTGCAAATGCACCTAGAGATGGTTCGTAAGATCTTATCACAGGAGGGCTCGTGGGACGTTTTAAACGGTCGCTTCCTTCAGGTAAATCCTACACCAGTTGTTAATGATTACTGTATTTTAGAATATCGTGCTCTTGATAGTAATACAATTCATTACGCCTACAAGTCTTGGATTAGACGATACGCACTGGCTTGTGCCAAAGAAATCTTAGGTCAGATTCGAGGTAAATATAGAACGCTACCAGGTCCTGGTGGTGGCGCTCAATTAAATGGTGATAGCTTGATGCAACAGGCAACTCAAGAAAAAGAAGCATTAATTCAAGAGCTACTTTCAGAACTTGAAGAACCTCCTCTTATAACTACATTCTAATATGGCTGACCCAATTCCCACAGTTCCTCTAGAGTTTGAGGCAGGTAGAGACCAACATTCCGATGGTGTATTAGGTTCTGGAGAGGTCTACAGCACTGTTAAGGTTATTAACCTAACTCCTTATGAGTCTTCTGAAATTAAGACGGCAGTTATTACTTTAGAAAAAGATGCTTTCAAGGTCACTCTACCAGGATCTTCTGAAACTCCAAAAATCTCTGTAAGCTCTATTTACGGGACTGATGAATATGTTCAGTGGGAACCAATGGGTGATTTACATGAACCTACGGAAGGTATTAGTCCTTTAGGTTCATATAAACTTCTTCGTGTGAAGTGGGACTGTAAAGTTCCTGCTGGGCGTCGTGACAACAACTATGCTATTGATGGAAGTGTCTCAGGTCCTTATGAGTATTACTCTGAAGTTTACTATAACTTTGTTAACTCAGAACCCATAAACATCCCTAGCTTCAATCTTACCACCCCAGTTAAGACAGCCCTAGGTATCGTAGGGAATAACAGAGCTAGGTTCCAATTATCAGCTCATGGCTTCATTAACACCTTTGAGTTCTCTTCTGGGCTTTACGGACAAGATAAACAAACACTGTATCCAGATGGGTCTTCAATTATCCCGGCCTTTAGAGATAAGATCTACGACAGATACTTTAGAGAGATTGGCAACACGACTGATCTTCCTACTTCTACTAATTCTGGTGGAGAAGAGTGTTTAGCAAAAGAATATGAACTTCATGGGCGTATCGTTCCTGAGTTAGATGCAGTAACTTACTTTGATACAGAAACATGGGACTCATCAGGCAATGACGCACCACCCATTTGGTATAACTTTTATTATGAACTACAACATAATAAAAATATAATCCCCTTCACATTTATGTGGGGTGTTGACACATTAAACTATGATGACGGAACTTACGATCCAAGAAATAAAGATATTGATCCAAAGGATGTAAGAATTAATAAAGTATCTAGTAATCACGGGCCACGACTTAGAAGCCCTGAATACCTTCAATACCTGCTAACAATTTCTGGTATTAATAAAGTTGATTCTAGGACTGGCCGGACTCTCATAGGAGATGGAACTTTTGCAACTCCAAACTTATTCTACTCAAACGATGACGTAACATTCTCTGTCATTGGTCCTGAAACAGTCTGCCATGCTTCTTCTGTAAATGTGTGTGCAGTCTATTACGATACAGTTGGAGCATTAAACAGAACTATATTAAACTGGTTTGATAAAGGTAATGCTGCGTGGTATGATTTCCAAGTTTTTGGTATCAACAACTTACCTTGCTACAACGCTTGGGTCTTAAGAGGCTGTCTGCTTTTAAACAATTCTTATGTTGCTACATCTCTATCGACAGAAGATCAAAACGCGCAAAACTCTATCAGATCAGAAAGAACTTGGGCTATAGATCAAAACTTCTACGATAGAAAACTTTTTGGATCATACAAAAACTCTTCTACGAAACCACCTGAGCAATGGATTCTCGATAACGGTTACGACGACGCTTATCAAAGCGCATGTAACATGATGTATACAATGTGGGAGAGCCCCATAAAGAATAGAGTAGAGCACCCATACTTTCCAGAAGCACTAAGCTCTGTGGAGGTTAAAGATGTAACATATTACACAGTAAATCCTCTAACAAATCCAGGAGCTACCCCAATAACAATTGATCTATCCGATAGGAGAAATCCTTTCTTTGAGATCGGGCTTCTTGAGGATATGCCTGACGTTGGTTTCTTAAAAGGACTGCATGAGCCATGGGCATTTAACCCACTTGGTTTGAATACCCGACCAGGAGTTCAAGGCAGTCAGCCAGGATTCTCTAATGTTGGAGGTGCTGGTATTAATGCTACAATTGGTTTACCTGACATGAGGGCTTGGGAAGCCTGTGTAGATTTAGAATGGAATAGACTTTTCTTAGAAGCAAACAGAGACGGTAGCATGTTCGATCCTTTACATGAATACTGGACTCGTAAGAGGTTTAAAGGAAGTGTTTCTAACTCTACAATATCAAATAATAACCTAGAGAATGTTGGTAGAATTCTTACCAACAATCCTAATTATTCTTTTACAGGAAAAAGTTTTAACAATAGCTTGGAGTTCTCTGGAGCTGACAGACTCATAGACGAGGGTTCTATAGTTTGTTACTTCGGGACTAACCCAACACCTGGAGGCTCTTCTAGCCGTGGGTTTGCTCGTGGTTATCCACAATCATATTACAAAACCTACACTGGTTTAAATAACCGATCTGATGCTTCTATGAGCTTCGTTAAGGGTCTCGGAGATATTGGAACTTCTTCATTCACAGGATTTACAAGCTCCACTAACTCAAGAGGGGAGATCATAGTTAAGTCAGGTAAACAAACCTTCCCTTATTACGTAAGCGCAGAAAATTATAAGCCATTTGGACATCCAGGACCAAAGAGGCAATACGGAAAAGGTTATCCAGGTGGTAACTTCTGTCAAATAAACGAGGGTAAGAGACAAGCTTTTACTAACTCACACAGTGCTTACGCTCTACAAATATCTTACGCACTTGCTTCAGGAGACAAGCTAACACTTAAGCAAATAGACTATTACATGAAGATTATTCTATGCACTCATGATGATAATGAGACTGCTAGAGGATTCTTCGCGATGGATACTTATGCAGAAGGCCAAGGATATAAAGAAGTTGGTCGAATGGAAGGAAGACCACTTCAAGGGTTAATCGGAGGCATAGGTATAACTAGAGATAGTAATCTTAGAGAAAGAGCTTTATACTCTCTATCGAGGCGATTCTGGAATAGTATTTATGTAGCAGATTGGGAAGATTATCCGAATGGTGTTCCAAACAAACCTTGGAGACCCATCACTTATCCTGCTTGGGCGTTTACCGGTCAGCATAGGACGCTAGATGCTGCTGGATTCCCTTACTACACTAATCAAATTTATGGAGTTCAGATATCACAAAGTAGGAACACTAATATTGATAAGTATGTTAAAAACTACTTAGATAGTTTTAGAGGAGATTTCTACTACAGAAGATATCTACCATCAAGATTGGAGATATCTGCTGTTGCTCCAACATTAGATAAGACTAAGATTTCTTCCTGGAATGCTTTCGCTGTTCAAGGTGGTTTTTCTCATTATAAGCAAATGATCTATGTCAATCCTTATATGAGACTAGATACTGCCACCCCATTCTTAGCTCCTGGGACCGTTGTTTATTCTGACGGAAGTAGACAAACTCAATTAGTAAATTATCAGCCTTATCGAGTTGGTATTAAGGGTGACCCATTAGACACTGACAAGTATGTAAGAGATCCTTTCTTAGTTACTTTACCTACTGGAGCCGTGTCCGTTGAAGGAATACCAGGAACCTCAATGTTCAGTTCCCCTGACCTAGCTACTACAAGAGAAAGACAGTGGCGAGGGACAAGCAGAGATGCGTGGACTAACTCTAAGGTCTTTAGAATTGCTGAAAAGAACTATGCTCAAGCTTATCAACAAGCTTTGCTATTCCCATACATCTCTCCTACCCTGGAGATGATCAATGCTTACTCAAAAATTTATACTGCAAGAAAAGCTGCTGGGCTAAGTCCATCTTTTGTTAATAGATTTAATGATTATGGAGTCTTGGGTGATGAATATCAAGATACTTATCTTGAAATTAAAGACTACTATGTAAGAGCAGCTAAGTCTACGATTAAGAATTCTCTTGTAAGAATGCAATCACCCTCAATACCTGGTCTTGATGGTAGATTCTTAATGAGATATTTCTCTTCACCTTTCTCTGCTGAAAGACCATTTGAGAACTTTACTGATCTTGAGAATGTAGTAACGATAGACGTTTCCGGTAATTTAGTTGGAGATGTCCCTTATATTGGAGAGAACGGATTAAATTCTGGGGAAAGCTGGCCTTGGCTACCTGAAAATCCTTCTATCGGTCTTACGTCTACCACCTGCAAAGGCTTCCAAGAAAAGAGAACTTTATTTACTGGTATAGGTTTGGTCAGCTACTTAGGCGTAGTGTATGGCGAATTATTACCACGAAGTAGAGACTATGCTTGTTACCCAAACACTGGTGACACGAAACCACCGGACATCATCTCAGGTATTTATGGAACAAATGTTTGGGCTTTGATAGCAATTATTTGGGCTTGGGAAATATTATCTCGATACGGTAACCAAAACGATTCTTATATTACACAACTTTTGGCTGACGGCAAAACATTTATCGAAGATAGCTTAGGTCCCGAAGCTTACGACCCAGAGAAGGCAGCAAACAGCACGGCAATAGCTGCTCACTATGTAAGAAGTTGGGGAGTGCTCGGATGGGGATCTCCAGGCAACTCTGCTAGATTCGGATTTAATAATGCTTTAGGACATCCTGAATATTTTCCAAATATTGATGGTGTGCTTAACGATCACTGGAAAGACCGAGAGATAACTAATATTTATCTCAACAGATTAAATGTCATTGGAGAAACTACTCTAAATTCACAAATTACAGTTGAGTCTAATTTCTCATTAGTTAGCTTGTCGAATCTTCGTTATGTTGGAGAGACAAGTCTATCGTCTCAAGCATTCTCAGTGTTTCCTAAATTTGTAAATGCGTCAGTTAGAGATTATGGAAATGACAGTTTAACAGTGGTTGATGCTATAAGAGATGAAACTTCTTACGTTTATCTTGAGGTAGATTTATTTAATAGTAACCTTGTTGGTCTAAATTTAATCTCAAGTGAATTATCCCTAACTTCAATAGCGGAAGTTTCTTTTAATGGAGAAGGCTCTTTTGATTTAATTTTACCAAAAATTGTAGACTCTTCTACCACACTAAGCTTCTCTACAGAGTTTTTATTGAGAGACTTTGTAAGTGAATATAGCTTACCTAATTTTTCTCACGAGTATTCTTTAACTCTTAGTTCAGGAGATTTTAATTCTTTTATAAAATTAGGTAATTCATTATACGATTTTTCTTTACAGTTATCATCAGCAGAATTTTCAGAAATAAAAGGTTTGCCAATTATCTTTAGTGGAGTCCTATCTCAATCACTCCTACTGAATAGTATCACAATAACTCAACCATCGTTCATGGGAGTTGCGGAGTTTACTGTAATTACAAACGCAATTAACTACCAACCAGCTTTTTCTGGAGAGTCCTCATTTAATTCTATATTCACTCATGTAAAAGGTTCTGGCTGGGGGTTATCGCCTGGAGGGTCCTTAGTAGGAGGAGACGATGAGATTCTTTCCTCTGATAGTCTGACACAAACTATAAGAAGAATTAATGAAGAAAATCAAATTCTATCAAATAGATCTCTTTATAAGTTTGAAACAAAACTCTGGCAAGAGTTAACTCTAAGAACTAAGGGTGATGAAAAGGTTACTGAAATATTCAGAGACACTTTAGAGTATATTATTAACGTGTTCTCAGATCTAGTTTACATTGATGATGAGAATAATCTTAAACAAATTCCTTGTTGGCACGGTATGATGGACCGAATAGTTGCTAAAAAGAAAAAAGAAGCAAACATAATTTTACCAGTAATGTCCATATATAAATCATCATCTCAAGGTAACACTAACAGGAAAAAATATGGCACAATCATTAACTTTGAGAGATACTGGAACAAGCTGACCAACAGAGCGGAAAGGGTAGCTAGTTTACCCTCAGTGCCTGTTAACATAGTTTATAGATTGAACGTCTGGAGTAAGTATCAAGAAGACATGGATCACATCGCTGAACAAATTCATAGAATGTTTAGTCCTGACATTGACATATATACTAAGTATAACTCAACGACGAAAGCTTTCCTATCAAAAGAAAGTGATGAACCTCCTACGAAACTAAGAGATGGAGAGAATCGAGTCTTGAGAAAGAGTTTTGATATCACAGTAGAATCTCATATTCCAAGTCCAAAATTTTTAGTCACGAACACAGGAAAGATCGTGTCTATTGTCCCAGAGTATTGTGTTCCAGCCAATGACGGGTTCACTCCAGTAGGTAGTTAACATGAAAACAAGATATTTAGCAGAAGCAGAATTAGCATTGATTCAAGGTAACACTGGGAACGAATTCTTACAGGATGTTTTAGGTCTACCTTATCAAATAGGATTACTTTCAGCCATGCCAACTAATTTTGCGGCAGGGGCAGGAGACAATTGGAACGGAGCAAGAGAAATATTTTCTAATGCTACATACACTTACCCAGGGTCCTCTAGAACTTTACAAGGCGTTAATTATAACAATATAGGACCTACCACTAGCCACAAATATACCTCAGTTGCTATAAATAAAGGAAATATAACAGCTCCAGGTTTAGTGTATAATGCTTCTTTAGGTGCTAGTGGAATGGGTATTCAGCTTAATCAAGAAGTTGTTTTCCCACAAGCTGCTGAAAATTGGGGTTTAATTCAAGGAATTGTTGTTTACGCAGTTAGAATTACTTCTGGCTTGAGGATTACTCCAATCATGGTCGCTGAACTAATCACACCACAAACAGTCAGTTCTGGGCAGACATTCAAGATTCCGAACACAAGTGACTCAAGAATTAGATTCATTGAGTTTACTAGAAAAACTGTTTTGTCCTAATAAAAATTATATTTTATAAGTTAAACTATTAATGTTGTTGGATAAATACTAATAAGGAGCTAGATTATGGCAAATTATATTGGAAAGACTCGCGAATTCGGCATAGAGCTGATGAACTATTATATTAATAACAGCGACATGGGGGCAAGAGAAGCTCTATATGTCGGTCTTCTTAGCGCAATCCCAGCAGGCGTGACTGAACCTTACCCAGCTAGCTCAATCTCTGCTGTAGAAGTTTCTGCTGGAGCTTACCGAGTTGCATTACCAGGTGCGGCAGATATTACTGTAGCCAAGGTAGATGGTTTAAGTGCAATTAGAGCTATCAATAACGTTGTCATAGATTTCCCCGTCGCTCCTGGGCCTACGACTGCGACCTTCAATATCTCTGGTTACTGCTTAGTAAGAGGATCAACAGGAACAAATGCTGATGATTACATAGGCTATGAGTTATTTGTGCCTACTCCTAGCAAGCAAAGACTCATCAGAGGTGGCGACACGATTAGAATCAATGCTGACGGCCTATCCATTCTGGAGAAGTAAACTATGTTAGTCAAGCTAAAAAATCAATCAGCGCAAGGTTTTAACATCTTTATATTAACTAGCTCAGGAACCAAGTCATTTTGGCTAACGCCAAAAGAGTCTGTCCTAATTGAAGAAGCTTCGATAGGTGGACAGATTAAAAATATGGTAAGAAAAAACTTACTTAGAATAGAGAGAGTATAAAATGGCAAATATAGTTAGCCCAGGTGTTTATGTAATTGAAAAGGATGTATCAAACTATCCTGCAACAATCAACTCAACCACAGTTGGTGTAGTCGGTTTCTCAACAAAAGGGCCTACTAACAAGGCTACTCTAATTACTAGCCAAGAAGCGTTAGTTAGAACTTTCGGAGAACCTAATGAATCTCTCCCAGGACAAGGCATACTAGGCGCTCTAGAAATACTAGAAACGACTAATAGTATGTATTTTGTTAGAGTAGCTGATCAAACAGCTAAAGCAGCCTCAGGAACTCTGACCTTCGGCTCATGTCCGGCAGTTGCTGTTAGTTCAGCAGGCATTGGCGTCACTAAGTCATTAACGTTTACCGTTCAAGTATCAAATACTAATGGAGTTAACCAATTTAACTCTGCAAAAACTTTTACAATTGCTGCTGGTTCTTACACCGATCAAGCTGAAGCTTTTGCAGCTACGCTTGGAGCATATCTTGATGATTTAAAAGTTGGTGGTTACTATGAATATACTGTTGATAGTGACGGTAAGAAGCAGCCAAAAAATAATACAGTAGGACAGAACGGAGGAACAGGAACCTATAGAGGATTTATTGTAGGATCTTTTGCAGGATCTGGGGCCTCTCTTACAGTTTCTGGCACCTTGCCTGTATTCTTTGGGGTCAATGGTTATGGAGATGTAGGGTCTAACGCTGGAGATCCGGCAGTAGCAGCTAGCTCGATAACTACCAAAGGCGTAACTCTCTTCAATGATTCTGTTAAATACTTAGTAGAATCTCTATACCCTGGCACTGGGTATAATCTAAGTTCGAGAGATGATGGGAGTGTTGTAGGTAACTCTGTCGAAGTTGATGGTTTAGGTGGCGATAGATTTGTTATCACTGTAAACGAAGGTGGGTCTCTTGCTGAAAGCTTTAAGACAACCTTAACAACAAAAGGTAGCTTATTAACAGATCTTATCAACACTACAGATGTAAATCCAAGATCTGATTATATCAAGGCAAATGTTATAGTCAGCGGTAATACTGTAGATCTAGTTGGGCTAGATGATTTCACTCTTGCCGCTAGCGCAATCTTCCAAACCACTGTCGGATTCTCAGGAGTTCAAGGCGGAGCATCCACGGTTTACCCAGACTTCACTCCCAAGTTTGTGAAGCTTCTGGATAATACAGTATCTCTTCTAGGTGGAACAAACGGAAACACTTCACAGTATGAAGATGATATCATTGGAAGCCTTTACAATAGAACCGGTATCTATGCTCTGGATGATGATCAACTGAATATTACCGTGGGTATTGTCCCCGGTCTTCACGAGCCATCAATTCAGAATGCCTTAGTAACCCTAGCAGAAACCAGCCAAAACTTCATTGCCTGTGTATCTCCTCCTTATGGTAAAGATGCAGTGCAAGAAGCAATTGAGTGGTCGAATGGTTTATCAGAAGAAAGAAAGTCTGCAATAAACTCTTCTTATGCTGCTCTATACTGGCCTTGGGTTAAGACCTATGTTCCTCTTCTCAAGAAGGATGTTTGGTTAGATCCTGCTGTCTATGGTGCAAGACAAATTGCATTCACTGCTGGAACAGCAGAGCTTTGGTTTGCTCCTGCTGGTTTCATCAGAGGTCGCTTAACTAAGCCAATTGAAACTCAAGTTAAGCTCAATCAAGGAGATAGAGACTCCATGTATAGCGGTGGTAATGTAGTTAACCCGATCGTTAACTTCCCACAACAAGGCATCACCATCTTTGGTCAAAGAACGACTCAAAGAGAACCAACAGCTCTTGATAGAGTTAACGTTAGAATGCTTCTGATTTACATCAGAAAAGTTCTACTCCTCTCTACCCAAAGATTCGCCTTCGAGCCTAATGATAGCATTCTCTGGTCTCAAATCAAGGAAGTTGTTGAGCCTCTCCTTGACGATATCAAGAGAAGAAGAGGTATCACTGAGTTCGCAGTGGTCTGTGATGAAACTACTAACACTCCTGTCAGAGTGGATAGAAATGAAGTTTGGTGTAAGATTCTACTCAAGCCAACGAAAGCTGCCGAGGCAGTTGTCTTTGAAATTAACGTAACCTCACAATCTGCTCAGATCGTAGGATAAGGAGAAAATAAATGGCGCAATATCAATCATACTTTAAGACTCTTTATGGTAGAGAGTTCAACGCAGGTCAGAATTTACCTGTAATTTCAACTGAGCTTGATTCAGTAAGGACGTATCAGTTCGAAGCCCACTTCTATGGGCTTCCACTGAACAGAATCGCAGGGGGCACTGATCTAACACTTGCCGCAAAGCAAGTTTCCAACGCTGGCTTCCGCGTCGAAGACATCACTGTCAAACGTCTTAATGACACGCTTTACTACCCAGGTCAAGGTGTCCCAAGTGAACTGACAATAACTTTCGATCACCTATACCTGAAGAATACAGCTCCTGTTCTTTGGGATTGGTTTAAGACAGTTCACAATCCAATTACGGGTGACTCTACTGAAAACTCAAGACCAGGTGGTGCTAACAGCCCACACTTCAAGGCTACTAAGCTTGAAATAGTTTACCTGGATAACAAAAAAGTTCCTTACGAATCTCTGGAATACTATGGTGTTTATCCAAAGAGCTGGACTCCATCAGAGATGAACTACAGCACGAACGAGTTCCACACAATTTCATTATCATTCAGATACGATTTCATGGATCTAAAGACTGCTCGCTGATAAATTTTTTAGCAAACAATGGAGAACCCGCCTATAAATACTATAGGCGGGTTTTTTCGTATTATGAACTATTTCTTAGAATTAATAAAGTTATACAAGCATCATAACTGCTGCATTACCCGTATAGACGAGCAGGAAGTTCCTGTGGCGCAAGATCCTAGACTACCGCTGATGGCTCAACTTCTGACAAATCCACCTCCAACTGCCACTGTATTTCCGAGCAAGAAATATGAGGGTTCTTTCACAGTAAATGATACTAGACTGTCACGAAATTTTACAGTAGATGCAAATGGAATGTTTGTAGGAGGCAGTGACAAATTTAATAGAGGTGTGCTAACATCATTATTTGGGGCATTAGAAGGTGAATCACAGCAGGGCCAGTCGGCAGAACAAGGCGCAGGAGGCGTAGAAGGGCAAACATCACCAGGAGAACAAACCTTAGGAGATCAAATCCCTATGGTTACACCAGAACAACTAATCCAACAGGAGAAACAAAGACTTGCTGATTTAGTTAGAAAAGCAGCGACCGGACTTTTTGAAACTTTTACTGGTGGTAAAAGATGTCAAATGCGCCTAGAGTATTTGGTAAGTATCACCCAAAAGAATAAAAAAACGTATAATGATATGCAAAGAGATCTTGCAGATGAGATAGCTGATTTAGCAGCAAACAAAGATACTGCATGTGAAGGTCTAAGGTTAGCTAAGAAATCTACATTTCTAAAGTATATCATTAACTCTGAAGAAGATTTGATAAGAAAAGCAACAGGTAATTACGAAAAAGTAGCTACAAAACAATTATCAAAGTTATTAACTATTGGGGTCGATCAACTTCAAAAATTACTAAAGAAGAAGTGCCCTCCAGGAGACGATCGTAAAGAATGTTTTGAAATATCTAAAGTTGCTTTTAATGGTAGTGATGAAGACTTAGAATCAGCAAAACAAAATATAAATAAGTTTTTAAGCTTCTTAGCCGGAGATATAGAAATAAATGATCCAACTGAATTAGAAAAACTTAAACAATCTTTTAAATTTACTAAACAAGGACAAATTCTTATCAAAGGCACAAGCTTACAATCTTGGGTTATGATTGATGACTCAGACAGAAGTTTATATAATGTTATATCTAATAAATTTCAAGCATTAACTAGAAAGCGTGTAGTTTCATTTGATTTAGATAGTATCATGGACCCAGGCAAGCTAGGATCAATTCGAGGTAAAGTAAATGAACACATACCTGTAATTGCTAACTTTATTAGACAATACAATAAAGCGATGTCAGAAGGCTTAGAAGACTTAGCAAAAAATATAAGTAACAAAATAGATAATTATGTAGGAAGAATAGAAAACTTATGTCTATATGTTCAAGCTATGAGAAAGCATATAGCAGGCTTTGAGAAAAAATTATATGCGCTGACTGCGGAATCTTTAGAGGCTTTTGCATTCATGAGGAATGAAACAAGAAGCACTAGAGACTGTGAAAACGTCGCAGAAACTTTAACAGTTGTTCTTTCTTATTCTACAGAAAGATTACAATCAATAAATCCTGATTTAGTTATGCAGGTAGGCGATGATATCGGAGACGGGGTTAGAGAAGATTTAGTATACACTTTTAATTCACAGGAAGAAGCAGTAAAAGCAGCCATAGCTATGGGATTAGATCCTGAAAAATATATACATAAAGCTCCCCTAAAAGATTTCCTAGATAAGAGTTCTGGTTATGTAAATAAACTGCCTAAAGAATTACTTGGCAATACAAACAGATCGGTTTATGCGATCATAGAAGGTGTCAAAGTAGAATCAGGGGCTCAGACAACTTATGGATCTCTATCTTTAGATAGATTTAGTAGAGATATAACTAACTTAAATGAAACTCAAATTAGGTTAAGAGATAGATCTAGAGAAGCCCTTGGCATCAATCCAGTTGATTACGATATTAATACTATAGAAAATCATCAATTAAATTTTGCTAATAATTATAATAAACTTGAGACTAGTATAGCAAAAATTCAAAAAACTTATAATATAGAAATAGACGGAAAAATTCAAAGTGAAAGTGGTTCAGTCATAGTTACTAACATGGTAGACGAGTTAGTAAAAACTTTGGACTATGACGATGTTGTTAAGAATCCTGCTGTAGATGCTGGTAGGGCTCTAGCTAAGGCTCTAGAAGCAAGATCACCCAAACCTAGCTTAGTAGAAAAACTTAAAACTGATTTTCTTAGAGCTATGCAAAAGCAACAGCTAGAAAGCTACCTAGAGGATTCATTTAGGACTGGTGAAGACGGAGCACTATTAGATAGATCTAAAGCCGCAGCAGCAGCCGATATCTTGTCCCGATCTGGTCAGACCCACTTAGCTATGTCCACTAATGTTGTGAAACTATCTGAAAAGAAAGGAAAAGTTCGTTCTTATTCAATGGACCATGGAGAGGCATCTACTGGTTGTTTAGCTGCCATCTTAAGAGGAGAAGCTGAGGTGTCCATTAAGAAAAATAAAATTAATTCTGTAATGACTGTCACTTATCAGGATAGAATTACAGGTCTTAATAGAATACTTACTTTTGGTTTTAGAAACGGTATACTAGGTATGTCAGGTAACAAAGCTAACTCTGAGTCTAGTATAATTGGATCTCAACAGATGGTTAGTTCTTCAATTACAAGAAATCATCCCATAATTTTAGAAACATTAAGATTTTTAAGTTCTCATATAAGAAATCTTAGTAAGCTACCTGCGTAAACCAATAAGCATCTGTTGTATTCTGTAGTAAATCATCAAGTTTGTGTATTAATATATTTTTATATTTTATAGCTTGAAGTTCTACTTCTGTAATCTTGAATACATCTTCAGTAATAGCAAGTATAGATTTGTTATCCTGCTGCCAAACTATTAAAGGCAGCTTCCCGGATTTTTTTGCGTCTCTTTCTCCTTGCCTCCAAAATTTCCATACATCTGAAGAATCCTTGAAGAGATCGTCTATAAAGACCTTGTTGTAGCCCTTCTTGCATTCTACACAGAAGGCGAAGTTCTGTGGAGTGATCAGGTCACCGTAAATCATCAAATGTTCAGGAAGCTTGTGAGATGTCGCGAATGCACCACTGCCTGGACTTCTCATGAAGTCGGTTGTGTTGAATCTAGCATTCAACATTTTGCATACTTTGTTCTCAAAATTGACACCCTTGCGACGTGAGTTCACTGACCGCTTTTTTCCACCAGATAGACCTTCTAGGTAGTCAACTGCGGTCTGTTCTTTTTTTGATGGTTTCTTTGACATCTCAGGTCTCCTCCGCTATAATAGCGCATGTCAAACGATAAAGTTACGTTAGACTTTTCCAAAACCAAAGTAAAGTTAGAGAATAGGAGTAAAGATCGAATGAAGATCACAATCAAGCTCAGTAAGGAAGAAGCTGAGTCATTCAAAAATATGAAGAGAATGCTCGTGCCTGATGACGCACAAGATGAAGTCTTTCTAAAGAGCGTCTTCTTTATGGGTTTAGAGCAGTTCCATAAGAACGCTCTTGATTTAATGAAGAAGTATGTCGTTGAGAATGAAGACAAGCTTCGAGAAGAAGGCGTTGATGTTGATTCTCTAAAAGCATTAAACACTAGCACGGAAGAATCTGATGACTCAGATGCAGAGTGATATCCATAATTTAATTTGGGTTACTAGTGATAACTGGGTTACTTACTCAGAGCTTCTTGAGTGCGTCAAGAACAATGATTTAAGTAATGCCACTATCAACCATGCTTTGTCTCAACATAAGAAAGACGAGACCAAGTATGGGCTCTTGTTCCTGAATTTGAGAGATAGGTCGAGTCAACATCTGATGTCTAAATTACAGCACAGATATCAGATGTCTCAAGACACTTACCCACTATATATTATTGACTCGTTTGAGAGTCCAGAGCTATTTGGGACCTTCAATGTGAAGATTGCACCGACTCTGATTATATCTCATCTGAAGTTCTTTGTTACCAAGGATTACCTCCCAAGTATCTACTCAGAATTAAGGGTCTGAGGGGGAAGGACCTTGGATAAGGTCCAAGTCTATGTTTTGCTCTAAAAGCTTGAGAAAGTAGGCTTGGACCTTTTCTTTTTGCTTCTTCTCTTTACTATACAACAGTCTAATATTGTTGAGTATAACTGTTGTGAAGAAGTTGAAAGCTGTGCCTTTGTCTGGACTAAAGTTTAATATTTTTGAAAATATTAATAAGAAACAGTCTTGACGCACGTCATCATACTCAACTCCATTAAACTTGAATCCGTCGAATATATTCTTAATGAGAAGATCGAAGTTCTCGATGAGTTCCTCTTCCCATATCGACGGATGAGCCTTATACCCAGCGATCACTTTCTCGAATCTTTCATTATTTAAATACGACATAAACCTATTATAGGTCTATAGTTATGTCTACTCCTGAAATTTGCAATGGCTGTTCCCAACTCCGAAAAAAGAAGCCAATCCATGGGTATCAGGACTATTTACTTGATGAAAGTTTGCAAAACACTGGAGGGATTCTGGTTCTGAACGATTCCTTCCGGTGGAATAATGGAATCACACCTGTAGAGGGCAAGGAGCTATCACTGCTTCTTCAGGCATATGAGGAAGCAGGTATCCCAGAATCTGAGTATACAAACATTACTCACTCTGCTTGCATCAAGTGTCCATACGTTGCTTCGGATGATATGTCTACAAATGACATGAAGATTTGCCGCACTCACCTAGAAAACACAATCAAGGCTGTGAATCCGAAGTTCATCATCTGTTTCGGAAATGTTTCGATGAAGATGCTGTTAAAAAAGAGCGGTATCATGACGAAAAGAGGCAGCCTGTTCGACTATAACGGTATCCCCGTTATGCCCACCTACAGCCCAATCCAGGTCATCCGAGAGCCGAAGTAT